ATTATCCCTATCACAGAAAATAATGATTGTAGGTGGGGGTGCATTGATATTGACGAATATAACTTTGATCACGTTGGCCTCATTAAAAGTATTAGGGATTTTAAACTCCCATTAATAGTTTGCCGTAGTAAGTCAGGCGGTGCACACGTATTTTTATTTACTAAAGAAAACATTCCTGCATCTTTGATGCAATCAAAATTAAAAGAAATGGCTATCATACTTGGATATGAAGGCTCAGAAATTTTTCCAAAACAAACAGAAATATTAGTGGAACGTGGGGACACTGGTAATTTTTTAAACTTACCCTACTACAATGACACAAAAGGATTAAGATATGCGATTGATGATAACGGTGATGCTCTTACACTTGAGCAGTTTTATATTACGTATGATAAGTATAGTTGCACCAAAGGAGATGTTGAAGGAATTCGAGTTGCAGAGCAAAAAAAAGAAGAAGCTTTCCCCTTGGGACCGCCGTGTTTAAATAAACTAGCATCAATTGGTTTTGGTGAAGGGTCTAGAAACAATGCACTATTTAATATAGCAGTTTTTTATAAACAATCTAAGCCGGATACATGGGAAGATGAAATTGTAAAAGCCAACATGAAATTTATGGACCCACCCTTAAATAATAATGAGGTACAACAATTAATAAAATCAGTTAACAGAAAAGGTTATGACAAATACAGATGTAAAGATGCACCAATTAATTCTGTATGTCAATCAGGCTTGTGCAGAACTAAAAGATTTGGTGTAGGTTTTGGAGAAGAAGAGATGCCTGTCCTAGGAAGTTTAACTAAGTATACATCTAATCCACCACAATGGTTTTTAGATGTTGATAAGAAAAGAATAGAATTAAAATCAGAACAACTTTACAATCCTGGTATGTTTGCTTTAGCATGTTTAGATCAAGCTAATAAAATTGTACCTGTACCTAAACCTAGAGATTGGAAACAACATTTTTTAAAACCTATGATGGGTAATTTACAAGAAGTAGAACCTTTAGAATCTTTAGATCCTACTAACGAAATTGTAGGATTACTACAAGATTGGACAACTAATAGACAATCAGCAAGAACTTTAGATGATATATTTAATAAACTGCCTTTTACAGAAGCTGGATTTACTTATTTTAGAATGGAAGACTTTTATGCTTTTTTAAAAAAAAATAATTGGGACATGGATAAAATTAAAACAGGTAATTTAATTAAAAGATTAGATGACATATTTGTTGAAGAAACAAGATTAAGAATTAAATCTCAACAACCTAGAGTTATTAAAATTAAAACAATGAAAAAAATAGAAGCAACAATTTCTAAAGTTCCATACCAACAAGAAGATTTTTAATGAAATTTGATAAAGACGTAGGAGTTAATTGGCATTTACGATTTAGATTAATAATACAAGAACTAAAAGAAGAATTAGAATTAACACAAATACAGCTAGAAATAGCAGAAAGGAAGTTAAAAAAATATGAAGACGATAATATTAGGGCCACCAGGAACAGGAAAAACAACAACGTTGTTAAACTTAGTGGACGAATTCCTAAAGGATGGAATAAGACCTAGACAAATTGGGTACTTTTCGTTTACTAAAAAAGCCGCAACAGAGGCTGCTGATCGTGCTGCAGACAAATTTGGACTAGACAAAGAAAACGATTTACCTTTTTTTAGAACTTTACATTCATACGCATTTAATCAATTAGGTATGACTAAAGAAAAAATGATGAAAACGGAAGACTATAAGGAATTTGGGCAAAAATGTGGCATACCTATTAAGACAGCAAAGTACTCAGCAGAAGATGGTACATTTAATTCTGACAACGAGTATCTTACCATTATAAATACTGCAGCTGTAAAACGAATGGATTTATTAGAGTATTATGATTCTAGAAAAAATATATTAGATATAGAGCGTAGCACATTATTTTTGTTAGCAGAAGAATTACAAAGATTTAAAAAAGAAAAAAATCTAAAAGACTTTAATGATTTAATTGAAGACTTTTTATTAAAAGATACTTTAAATAAATTTGAAGTATTATTTATAGATGAAGCACAAGATTTATCTTTGTTACAATGGGAAATGGTAAGAAAGATTTGGGCCAAAGCAAACAAAACTTACATTGCAGGAGATGATGATCAGGCTATATTTAAATGGGCTGGTGCAGATGTAGATCACTTCATAGCACTTAAAGAAGAAGTTGATGACATCAAAACTCTTGATCAATCTTATAGAATACCTGGTGGTCCTATACATGAGCTATCACAAAAAATAATTAATAAGGTACAAAATAGATTTCCTAAAGAATATAAACCTAGAGAAGAACAAGGATTATTAAAAAGATATTCTGATATAACACAAGTAGATATGAGTTCAGGTAATTGGTTAGTATTATCTTCTGCAAATTATTTTTTAGAAGATGCTAAAGATTTATGTGAGATACAAGGATGGTATTACCAATGTAAAGGAATAAACTCTGTACCATTAAAATTATTGTTAGCATTAAATAATTGGGAAGCATGGCGTAAGGGTGGTTTTTTAAATCAATTAGAGATTAAGAATATTTATGAGTACTTAGGATCTAATGTAACAGTTGGGTATCAAAAAGGTAAAACTTTGCATTCGGATGCGAAGTATACATTAAAAGAATGTCAAGAACAACATGGATTAACAGAATCTGATGTATGGTATAAATCGTTTGAAGGTTTAGATCCCATGACAGAAACTTATATTCGTAATATGAGGGCGAATGGTGAGATGATAAATAAAAATCCTCGTATTAAAATGTCAACTATACACGCAGCGAAAGGAGGAGAAGCCGACAACGTTTTATTATTACAGGACCTAACAGGTGCAGCACTAGAAACTTTTAGTCATGACCCGGATGAATTACATAGATTATTTTATACCGGCGCGACGAGAGCGAAGCGTGAATTGCATTTACTAGATCCTAAAAACTTTGATCGAGCTTATATAATATGAAAAAAAAACTATATGAAGAACTAAAGAAAAAAGGAGTCGTTAATGATGATGTTAAAGTTAGCGAATTAGAGTCAATGTTTAAGCAAGTAGGAGGTACACATTATATGTATATGGCCATACAGCCTGCAGAATTTATTAACGCAAATAAGTTGCTTTTTGCAGAAGGCAACGCTATAAAGTATATATGTAGGCACTCAAGTAAGGGTGGCATACAAGATATAGATAAAGCAATACATTATCTAGAAATGGTGAAAGAGAGAGATTATAAATGAGAAGAACACAGATCCCGTTATTTGCACCTGAAACTGAATGGGTTGCACCACACGAACTAAAAGATTTATCAGGAGCCAAAGAAGTAGCAATTGATTTAGAAACATATGATCCGGAATTAATGACTTTAGGGTCAGGTAATGTCATAGGAAGAGGGCACATTGCTGGCGTTGCGGTGGCCGTAGAGGGCTGGAAAGGCTATTATCCTATAGGTCATGAGGGTGGTGGAAATATGGACAGAAAACTCGTTTTAGAGTGGGTCCAAGATCTAGTTAATCAAGAAAAAACTACCTTTATATTTCACAATGCGATGTATGACGTTTGTTGGTTAAGACAGGCTGGTATAAAAATTAGAGGTAAGATAGTTGACACTATGATTGCAGCGTCTTTAATAGATGAGAACAGAATGTCTTATGCATTAAATACGTTAGCTAAATTTTATGTAGGTATTGGTAAAGATGAAAAAATATTACAAGAAGCAGCTAAAAGTTATTCAGTAAATCCTAAATCAGAAATGTATAAACTTCCTGCTATGTATGTAGGTGAGTATGCTGAACGTGATGCTGAAGCTACATTAAAGTTATGGCAGCGATTAAGTGTAGAACTTGTTAACCAAGAACTTATGGATGTATTTAATTTGGAGACAAAACTATTTCCTTGTTTAGTTGACATGAGATTTAAAGGTGTAAGAGTTAATCTTGAACATGCAGCTAATCTTAAAAAAAATCTAATGCAACGTGAAAATAAAATTATTAGTAAAATTAAAGAGTTGACAGGAGTTGATGTAGAAATACATGCAGCAAGATCTATTGCAAAAGCGTTTGACAAATTGAAATTACCATACGACAGAACAGAAAAAAGTAATGAGCCTAGCTTTACTAAAAACTTTTTACAAAACCATCCACATGAATTAGCTAGATCAATTGCTGATGCAAGAGAGATTAACAAAGCGCATACAACTTTTATAGATTCGATTACAAAACATTCTGCTAATGGTAGAATCCATGCAGACATAAATCAAATAAGATCAGACCAAGGTGGGACCGTGACTGGTAGATTCTCTATGAGCAATCCAAACTTACAGCAAATTCCAGCGAGGCATCCGGAGCTCGGACCGATGATTAGATCTATATTTATTCCAGAAGAAAATACTACTTGGGGGTCATTTGACTACTCACAACAAGAACCTAGAATTTTAGTACACTACGCAAAGTTACAAAATTTAGAAGGTGTTGATGAAATTGTAAATGCATACAATGCAGGTAATGCAGATTTCCACCAAGTAGTGGCAGACATGGCAGGGATTGAACGTAAGCAAGCAAAAACTATTAACTTAGGTTTAATGTATGGTATGGGTAAAAATAAATTAATGGCAGAACTAGGATTGATGAAAGAATCTGCAGAAAAATTAATTAGACAATACCACGCAAAGGCTCCGTTTGTTAAAAAACTTATGGACAATGTAACACGTAAAGCAGAGGACAGAGGTAAGATTAGAACTTTAGGCGGACGTGCATGTCATTTTGATTTATACCAACCTACACAATTTGGTATTTTTAAACCATTACCATTAGAAATGGCTAGAAAAGAATATGATGAACCATTAAAACGAGCATTTACTTACAAAGCATTAAACAAATTAATTCAAGGTAGTGCAGCAGATATGACAAAAAAGTCTATGGTTTCATTATATGAAAATGGTATAATACCACACATTCAGATTCATGATGAAGTAGATATTTCTGTTGAGTCTAATAAAAAAGCAGAAGAAATAATAGAGATTATGGAATCTGCTGTTAAATTAAAAGTTCCTAACAAAGTAGATTACGAGTCAGGAGCTAACTGGGGTGAAATAAAATAATGGCATATCTAAACGCAAACATACCAGTAATAGAGTGCTGGGTTAGAGGTAACTATCTTAGAGATCAGAAAGATTCACACGACAAATATTTTGAAGTAGGGATATTTGGTTTTAGCTCTATTCCAAACAGAGTACCTATGTTTCATTTCTTAATGGAAGATGGTGGCTTATGGTGGAGAGCACCTATCTCAGCTTTCTGTGCCAAACCTGGAGTAAAAGAATTACCATTAGATGAATTAGTTATGTGGGACAGTTTTAGTTATAATGTAAGTGTTACAACTTTTTATGAACTAGCCGGTGCTACTATGCAATACACATCTAGACGTAAAGTAAAACGTAAAGGTAAATATTTATTTACAATAGATTGGTGCGCAGGAGATTTTAATGAGTTAAATTTTGGTTATGCAGAGAAACCAGACCAGCATAAATGTGGTCATGTGATTGCATTAGATGATGGAAACTACGCAATACAGCCAAATAATAGACTTAAAATGTTTGATGCCTCTATGGGAGTTGACCCAAACAAGAACTTGATTAATAGACTAGTAAGCAGTAAGATATATTCTGTAGAAAATTCAGCTAAATGGATTACAGACGAGCATGAAGAAGGCAGTTATGACTATCAGCTGAGAAATTTGGAGGAAGACGATGATAAGTAAGTACACATATGTAATTAAACAACAATTAACTCTAAAATTAGAGAAATTTATGATATGGCAACTACATAACAGAACTGAAATAGTAATTGCTGTAGTATCTTTTGTCTTTGGAGCTATAATTTTTTAATAAAGGGTTTTATGATCGATGAATATTGCAGAATTATTAAAGAAAAATGTAGTAATGGTGCCAGTGATTGCATCTTTATTGGTTGGAACATTCACGGGCGTTAAGTATATTGTAGATCTAACAGAAACTATTAATAAAAATCAAGCAGAAATTACTGTAATAAATGATACCCATTTATTAAATTTTAAAACATACATCGGACAATTAAATACCAATCAAAATGCTATTATGTTAGGTATTGAAAGAGACAAAGCAAACAGAATTGTATCTGATGATAAAATGAAAACCATGGAAGAAAAAATAAATGAAATGGAACAGGATT